CAGTCCAACCTCGTTATGGCAAAACACATGAATCTCTCTGATCTTACTTCTCGCTACGGGACTGAACTTTCCGCTGCTGATCTCCGTAATTATTCTACTGAGGTCGGCATGACTTACCAAACCATTACCAAGAAATTGGAGCAATATAAAGTTGGTCGTGGAAAGTGGAAACTGACGATTGAGCAACTGGAAGATACTTTTGCTGCTCCTTCTGCCGCCCCTGCTGTTGAACCCGTTCGGGAACAAATGTCCTATATTCCTGCTAAGAATGCTGATTTTGTCTCGTTCGGGAATTTTTCTGATCTGAAGAAAGTCATTCAGTCTAAGCAGTTCTATCCTGTGTTCATCACTGGTCTGTCTGGTAACGGTAAAACTTTCGGTGTGGAGCAAGCATGTGCTCAACTGAAGCGTGAACTGATTCGTGTCAACATCACCATTGAAACTGATGAGGATGATCTTATCGGTGGTTTCCGTCTGATGAACGGTGAAACTGTATGGCACAACGGTCCTGTGATTGAAGCACTTCGCCGTGGTGGGGTTTTGCTTCTGGATGAAATTGACCTTGCTTCTAACAAGATCATGTGTCTCCAGTCTATTCTTGAGGGTAAAGGTCTTTATCTGAAGAAGACTGGTGAGTATATTGTTCCTGCTCCTGGGTTCACCATTATTGCCACTGCCAACACAAAAGGTAAGGGTTCCGATGACGGCCGTTTTATTGGCACAAACGTTCTGAATGAAGCGTTCCTTGAGCGTTTCCCTGTGACCTTTGAGCAGGAATATCCCACTGAAAAAACTGAAATCAAGATCCTCCAGAAAGCACTTGAGGGTCAAGATGATGAGTTTGCCGAGAAACTTGTGAAGTGGGCACAGGTAATTCGTAAGACCTTCTATGATGGTGGTGTTGATGAAATTATCAGCACCCGCCGACTGGTTCATATTGCCAGTGCATATAAGATCTTCGGCAAGCGTAAAAAAGCGATTGAGGTGTGTGTTAATCGTTTTGACACTGACACCAAACAATCTTTCCTGGAACTCTATTCCAAGGTTGATGAGAATGCTGAAACTACCGAACCCGAAATCACGGTTGACGAAGCATCTCCTTTCTGATATACTGTGGGAGGTTAATCCTCCCTTGGGTAGATCTAACACAAGTCCTTTATTGAAAAACAAAACTATGATGATTCGTTCCTTTATTGCTGCCGCTGCAGTTGCCGCCACTGCTGCTCCTGCTATGGCACAAGTCACCAGTGTGAAGCAACTGAGTGATGTTCAACCTACTCAGTGGTCCTATCAAGCGATCACTAATCTGGTGGAACGCTATGGTTGTGTTGCTGGTTATCCTAACCGCACCTTCCAACCTGGCCAACCCGCTACCCGTGCTGAACTTGCCGCTCTGACGAATGCTTGTCTGGACCGCATCAGCGAGTTCCAGACCGCCGCTGACGCCGCTCTCGCTGCCGCTCTGCGTGCTGAGTTCGCTAAGGAGATCGGTGCCACCAACGCCCGTGTGGGTGCCCTTGAAACCGCTGCTGCCCAGAAAGCACAAGGCGTGGGTAACTATCTCGGTGCTGGTGTTCTGCTGAATAAGCAAGGTGTTGCTGGTAACGGTTATACTGCTGATCGCACTATCTCTGGTGCTACTCTGCAAGCTCGTTATGCTGCTAAGACTTTCAGCAACCAAAATGCTGTGTCTATCCGCCCCTACCTGAATGCCGCTGCTGGTCCCTCTGGTAACATTGGCACTGCTGGTGGTGCTCTGCTCTCCTACGATTGGAGTATCTCTCGCGCCGCTTCTGGTGTGAGTCGTGCTAACATCTACACTGGTGTTGGTTATCAAGTTCCTTTCGTGAATGATGCACAAGTTAACTATCAGTCCGCTGTGGGTGATCGTGGTCAAGTTGTGCTTGCTCTGGGTGTTGAAGGTCGTCTGACCAACTCTTTGGTTGGTTTCGCTGATCTGAAGTTCCCTACCACCAATGCTGCTAACAGTTATGGTGCTACTAACGGAACTTATTCCCCCGTGTTCACCACGGGTCTTGGCTTTAAGTTCTGAATCTGATATAATACTGGGGGGAGTCAATCCCCCCGTTTTTTCTGGAGGTAATTAAATTATGCAATGGAAGTACAATGAAGATAAAATCTTTAAAGACATCGAAGATTATGTAGTGAGTACGTATGGCAGTCATTATTGCGGGCACGATGATGAGTATAGTGATATTCAAACTATTGATCTCATGGCAGCAAAAGGTCTAGCAGCAGATTTCTGTCAAGCAAACATCCTCAAATATGGATCTCGATATGGGGATAAGGATGGTCACAACAAACGTGATTTGCTTAAAGTGATTCATTATGCTATGCTGCTACTTCACTTCGACAAGCATTATAGTCGAACCAACAACGGTCTTCAGGAGTTTAAATCGGTATGAGTATTTCGGTTAGTCCAAAAACGATTGAGGTTCTTAAGAACTTTCTGTCTATCAACAAGTCAATTGTACTTCAACCTGGGAATATTATTTCCACTTTGTCGGTAAATAAAAATATCATGGCTCGTTGTGTTGTGGACGAGGAGTTTCCAGAGCAAGCAGCAATCTATGATCTTTCTGTTTTTATTGGTGCTTTGAATCTTTGTGGAAATCCTATTCTAGATTTCTCCAATACCAGGTGCTTGATGATCAGCGACTCAGCAACAAAATCCAAGAGTAAAATTTATTACTCTGATCCAGATATGATTGTGAGTCCTCCAGATAAAGATCTTGATCTTACCACTACAGATGTTGAATTCAATCTCGGTACAGAAGAACTGAAACGACTTCAGCAAGCAGCAAATACTTATGGTGTTCAAGATCTTTGCCTTTATGGTGCTGATGGTAAGATGAACATCTGTGTAACTGATAAGAAGAATGATACTTCAAACGTATACTCTATCGAACTAGGAGATACTGATAGTGACTTCTGCTATTGCTTCAAGATGGAAAACCTTCGATTGATCTCTGAAACTTATAAAGTTTCAATTCACATGGGTAAAGTAGCTCTTTTCCAAGCACGAAATGGCAATTTGAAATATTGGATTGCCCTTGAACCTAATGTGAACAACTGATAATTAACTTGTGGAGGATTTATTATGAAAGAACACTTTCTTTGGGTTGAGAAGTATCGTCCTCGTAAGGTTGACGATTGCATTCTTCCACAGAACCTTAAGACTACACTTAAGGAATTTGTAGAGAAAGGAGAGATTCCTAATCTTCTCCTTTCAGGTCCTCCTGGTATCGGGAAGACCACTGTAGCGAAAGCAATATGCGATGAACTAGGAGTAGATTATTATGTCATCAACGGATCTGACGAAGGACGATTTCTGGACACGGTACGGAACCAAGCAAAAAACTTTGCTTCGACCGTATCACTTCAAGCGACTGGTAAACACAAAGTCATCATCATCGATGAGGCAGATAACACAACCAACGACGTTCAACTCCTCCTACGGGCTAATATTGAGACGTTTTATAGCAACTGTCGATTCATCTTCACTGCAAACTTCAAAAACAAAATCATTGAACCCCTCCACTCTCGATGCGCCTGTATCGATTTCTCTATCCCAGGAAAGGAGAAACCATCCATCGCTGCCCAATTCTTTAACCGAGTACGGGAAATCTTGGCTCAAGAAGGTGTTGAGTACGATCAGCGAGTAGTAGCAGAAGTAATTCATAAGCACTTCCCCGATTGGAGGAGGACTTTGAATGAGTTGCAGAGGTATTCTTCCAGTGGAACTATTGATAGTGGAATCTTATCTCAAGTTTCTGATATCAAACTGAACGATCTTGTTAAGCATCTTTCGGATAAGAACTTCACTGAGGTTCGAAAGTGGGTCGTTTCTAATTTGGATAATGATCCAAATCATATTCTTCGGAAGATCTATGATACAATGTATGAGGCATTAGTTCCTTCTACCGTTCCCGCTGCTGTACTTATTATTGCTAAGTATCAATACCAGACAGCATTTGTTGCCGACCAAGAGATTAATCTTCTGGCAGCATTGACTGAGATTATGTGTGAGTGTCAGTTTAAGTAAATTTAATTTATGAAGTTAACCCCAGATGATGCAATTTATGCTGCAAATAAATTCATCGATTACTATTCCCAATTTACAAGAATCGATGACTATTTGCGGTTTGTGAAAAAGAGTAGACTCAATAACGAATCTACTTCTTTGTTTGGACCTGAGGATGAAATCTTTAGTGATTTTAGTATTCACCCAAATGAAATGGTATTCAAGATTCATCAAGTAGATACCTCAACAAAACCCAAGAGTAAGTACAATCAAAGTTTGTATTCCGAGATATTGAACAAGACTGCTTCTAATGCAATAGAAGAAGCAATTCCAGGAAGAACTATCAAATGGATTGTCACTGAAGAGAACACAAAAAGGGTTGTCGGTGTAGTTCGCTTTGGATCTCCAACAATCAATTCTAAACCAAGGAATGATTACTTTGGTGAAGTACTTCCACTCTCTACCATCAACAAGAATTTTGTGATGGGATTTAATATCGTTCCTACACAACCATTTGGTTACAATTATCTTGGTGGTAAGTTGTTGGCCTTGTTGGCATCTTCGAATGAACTGAAGAGGCAATTTGACCTGAAGTATGGAACTGATCTAAAGTATTTTGAAACTACTTCTTTGTATGGAACAACCAAGGGAGTATCAATGTATGATGGATTGAAACCTTTCATTCGTCATATTGGAGATACTGAAAGTAATTTCTTACCACTCTTTCACGATGATGAATTTCGTGATTTCTTTTGGTGGTTTAATGAGAGAAACGATGGAGAGAGATTGATTTCTGCTGACAAGTCATCTAAGAAATTGAAGATTCAAACCAAAATGATTTCTATCATTACCAATTCTCTTTGTGATCAAGATAAACTCAATGAGTTTAAGACTTGCATCACACATGCTAAATCTCTTACAGAGAAGAAGAGATACTACATCTCCAAATTTGGTTATGAGACTGATGAAGTCATTACATGGTGGAAGAAAAAAGCATCAAAGAGATATGATAAACTCATTTCTGAAGGGAAGTTGAGAACTGAGTTGGAACTATGGAAACCTGGTATTGATTTGGAGATTATTAGATAATGGAATTGAAAGATTGGTTGAATAGTATTAATCACACCAAGGTTAATTTGATGGATGATGATGCAGAATGTATTAGTAAATATCCTGCATACGTTATCAATCGCTGTTTATCTGGACATATGGATGCAGTTCTGTATGCAAATGAGATGAATGTCAATTGCCATTTGGACAGTAAGATGCAATATGATTTTTATATAAATAGTCTGAGATCTAAAAAAAGATTCTCCCCTTGGTTAAAAAAGGATTCTCTTAAGGACCTTGAGTTGGTTAAGCAATACTATGGATATAGTAATGAAAAAGCTAAGACTGCTCTAGGTTTGTTAACCAAAGAACAACTAAACTACATTGAGTCGAAGCTTAATACTGGAGGTAAAAAATGACTTCTAATGAAACTGAAGTGAAGTGGTCCGAAGAGGATATGATTGAAGTGGTTCTTAAGGAACCTGATGACTTCTTGAAGGTGCGTGAAACGCTAACCCGTATTGGAGTTGCTTCTCGAAAAGAAAAGAAACTGTACCAGTCTTGCCATATTCTTCACAAGAAAGGTAAGTACTATATTGTTCACTTTAAAGAACTGTTTGCTCTTGACAGGAAGGACACAAACTTTTCTTTAAACGATCTTCAAAGACGTAATCGTATCATTCAACTGCTTTCTGATTGGGGACTGATTACCCTAGTCAATGCTGAATCAATCACCGATGCTGCTCCCTTAAATCAAATTAAGGTTATCGCATATCGAGACAAGGCGGAATGGACCTTGGAGAGTAAGTATAATATCGGTAAGAAGAAAACTGCAGAATAAAAAAAGGGGGCCTATGCCCCCTTTAATTTTTGTTTTTATTTCTCAAGTAACTAATAATTTCGTCTCTGATTTCCATTAGTTCTGGAAAGCACTCTTGGATATGTGCATCTGTTCTTAGCATGTGATCTGGTTTGATTACACTTTCAATAAACAGACTTAATGCTTTTTGTCGTTTTTGGTCTTTACTTTCAATCACGTTGCCTCCAGTCTTCGGGTTTGTCTTCAGTGAAAAAGTCAATGATATCGTCTACAGTATTAAATCCACGAACACCTTTACCTTCGTGACCAATTCCACCAATGTCAAGTTGATTTAGAAAGTCATCCATATCACCTTCAACCATATCTGGATTCGCAGCAGTTCTTCTTGCCTGACGAAGCATAGTACCAGCGGTCCTATTTGCCTTAGCAAGTTTCTCTGCCCAAATCATATCTTCTAATTTTACTTCAGCACCCTGAACAATTCGTTCGCAGATATATTCAAGGCGAAGGCGATATTGGGTAGACAGCATACTAATATTCTCATAATTAAAATTATTTAGTGTGGATACGCATTGTGCAAACCCCAATAGATTCCATATCCAATTGTGCTGAAAATGATTAATGCTGAGATATATGTATTCATTCTTTTGTCTCCAAATATGCCAGACGTAAAATGTAGTAAAGGATATATGCTGTGCCAGACAATCCAATACCCATTATGATGAATACTCCCCAAGGTAATTGACTCATATCTATTCTTCGAACGCCATTAGAATATAACCTTCCTTCCTATGGTAATCTAGATGTGCCTTACCCCATGGAATTCTTCTCCATTCAGTAGACCCATCATGCTTTAGTAACAAGATTCTGAGGTATCTCATTCGGTTTACTACCAATAGAGGTTCGGATAGCAGGAATTTATACTCATCGATATTTATGGTATAAATACCTGTGTAGATGCCTAATGGGTCTGCATTTCCTAACACTCGCTTTTAAAGGAGAAGTAAAATGATCACTGCCGAAACATTTTGGAAAGAATACGCACCACACACTGTAGGTCTGGATGAAGTTTTCCATCGACTAGAATCTATGTCTGGAAACAACGTCAATTACCCACCCTACAATTTAATCAAACATGACACAAGTAATTTCTCTATTGAAATTGCTCTCGCAGGATTTAAGCCATCGGAGATCGAAGTCGCTACAGAACAGAACGTTCTCAGAGTTACCTCCAAAGTTGAGAAACGAGATTCTGAACGAACATATCTCCACAAAGGACTTTCGAAACGCTCATTCATAAGAACTTGGCAACTATCTGAAGATGTTGAAATCTCAGATGTTAAATTTGAAGATGGACTTCTTACAATTGATCTGACTAGAATTATCCCAGAAAAGCAACAAAGAAAAGTCTACGAAATCTCTTCACCAGAAAAGCAACTGCTAACTGAGTGATATAAATAGATGAAACAGAATAAAGGGAGAAGGGCTTGACCTCTCCCTTTTTTGTTTGTATAATGGAGGAAACATGCAGTTTTATTTTAATTTGAACCCTCCCCAATATGATGGGGAATCTGATCTGGTGACTATTGAAGCACCAGTACATGTGATGGATGTTTTAATGACCTATGCTAAATCTGTTTCGGATGCAAAAAATATCCAACAGAACAAGGCATTGAACGAATTAATTAACGAATCAGTAAACATTATTTTGAGCAAGAGTTATGAGCGTAAGAATCGCAAGACTAAGAAGCGGTGAAGACATTATCGCTGGACTAAAAGAAGTACTAACAAAAGAAACAGAGCAAGTTGCAGCAATCCAGTGTGAAGATCCATATGCAGTCGCATTGGTTGAAGACACTGAATCTATGTTTGAGCGTAGTGGAAATCCAATTCGGATGAGTAATCCAAAAGTTCATATGGTTTCTTGGGTACCTCTATCTGCAAACAGGGTCATTTATCTTGATCCCAATGAAATTATTTGTGTGTATGATCCTCACACACAAGTCCTA